AAAACAAAGAATCGATTTAGCTTTGCTATTTACATGGAGGCAGATCGCTAAAATGAAGAACTCAGCTTCAACTAACTTACTAGTTCTTGACGAAACATTTGATTCTTCACTTGATCATGACGGAATAGAAAATCTCACAAAGATACTAAATACCTTAGAAGATGGTACAAACGTGTTTATCATATCACACAAAGGCGATATTCTAGAGAATAAGTTTAGATCTAAGATAGAATTCATCAAAGAACGTAACTTTTCTAAGATCAAATAGTTATAAGAAACTCGTTCTATATAAAAAATACGTATAAAAACTATATACTATTTTTAAAAAAAGTGTGTACAAACGCTCTATACTGTAGTATAATATACCTATATTAAAGATAAGGAGTTAATATGTATCACAATTCAAGTCTACCAAAATTACTAGCGAAAGAGAATCTTACGATTCGTCATGGTAATTATCAAACCCCATGGTTTGACATCAAAAACCGTGTTCTCGGCCTTCCTCTGTGGAAGGACATGGGTAAAGACGTATATGACTTATTTGTAGGTCATGAAGTTGGTCATGCATTAGAAACTCCATATGAAGGATGGCACGACAGTCCTGAAAAACTTCAGGGTTGTCCTAGGTCCTACATTAACGTAATAGAAGATGCTAGGATTGAGAGAAAAGTAAAAACTAGATATCCTGGTTTAGTCGGTCCATTCTCTAGAGCATACGCTAACTTATTCGAAGATAACTTTTTTGGAACTGAAGATATTGATGTTTCAGAACTAAGAATTATCGATAAAATTAATCTTCAAGCTAAAGTCGGCTCTCATATTGATATAGAGTTTACTGACGAAGAGCAAGTCTTTATGGATAGAGCTATGAGAACTGAGGACTTTCAAGAAGTCTTAGAACTTGTTAAAGACATCGTAGCTTACGATAAAACACAAGAAGAAGATAAAGAGGAAGAAGAAACTCCAGACGAAAACAAATTTGACGAGACTGATGAAACTGAATCAGAAGAAAGTGATCCTTCACAACAAGGTGGAGATGATCAACCTGAAGATGAACAAGAACAAAATACTCCTAATTCCTCAGGAGATGAGGAAGACGACGAAGAAGATGAAGGACAATCTGACGAAGGTTCTGTTTCTCTTGGTGACGGAGCGGACGGACATAATGGTGTTTCAGTAACAGATGAAGCTTTTAGAAAAGCAGAAAAGTCACTACTTGACACTGACGAAGATGGTCAACAAACACTTGTCATTTCTGATATTCACAAAGAGATCAGAAAAAAGATAGTTGTTGACTTTAAAGATCTTCAAGCAGAGAGAGCTATTTCAACGGAAAATGCCGGTGAGTTTATCTTAGAAGATATTGCTAAGGCAACTCTGGAATATCCTACGTATATCAAGACAACTAAAAGAAGTGTTGCTGTCGCAGTTAAAGAATTCGAAATGAGAAAGGCCGCTACTCAGTGGGCTAAAGCGACAACCGCAAAAACTGGAGTTATTGACGTAAACAAACTGTTTTCATACAAGACTAATGAGGACATATTCAAACAAACAACTAGACTTCATGATGCTAAAAGCCATGGAATGATAATGTTGATTGACTACTCAGGATCTATGTATGAGTCATTGCCTAATGTTTTAGATCAGCTAATTCACTTAGTATTGTTTTGTAAGCAAGTTAATATTCCTTTTGACGTCTATGCGTTTACAACACAAAACAGCAATATTGATTATTACGATCTTAAAACTCAAGGTTTACTGTTTGATGGAGATATGGATTTAGATGGAATAAGCATGCCGCTTTTGACTTCTTCGAGTCTTAAAAAATCTGATTTCGAGGCTTCGCTTAAAGCTCTTCATGTTAGAGCGACTGCTAGTGCTTACGTGTCAAGACAGATAATTGGAAAATCAGAAGACTTTGGTTCAACTCCGTTAAATCAAGCTTTGATTATGTCACACCATCTAATTAAAGAATTCAAAGTTAAGCACGCAATCGAAAAAATGAATCTAGTCGTTTTCTCTGACGGAGATGCGAACAGAATGCAAGCTTACCAGGATCAATCTCTTGAAGATAACAAAGTAGCTTCTCACGGAATGTGGAAAGGTATTAACATGATGATTGACGGAAAGTTAGTAAAATCCGAAGCTAGAGAGGGAGCGACAGCGGCAATATTAGAAAATATAAACAAAAGACTTGCCACAAACTGCATCGGATTCTTTATGGCTGATAACAACAGAGATTTTAACTTTAAAGTCGACGATATTTGTGGTAATGCTTGGGCTGAAGATGAAAGAAAGGAAGCTCAAAAAGAGTACAGAAAAAACAAATGTGTTGTTAGAACTAACGCTCTTGGATACAATGAATTTTACTTAATTAAAGGCGGTAACAATCTTGAAACTGCGGATGACGATTTCGAAGTCACTTCAGATCACACTAGAGGCCAAATGGCTACTGCGTTTAAAAAGTACTCTAAGAGCAAAAAGCAGAACAAGGTTCTTATGACCACATTCGGAAGATGTGTCGCATAATACTGCTAAAAAATGTATACTTTTTTTCAAAAAAAGGTGTACAAACCCCTAGAACCGTGGTATAATATACACATACACAATTGATAAGGAACTACATTATGAAAGATATGAAAATCTCAACACAAAATATTTTAAAAGAACTGGCTACAAATTATCCAGATCAAACTGCGTTCAGAAAGAACGTGATTGAATCCACGGCAAAGTCCATGGGTTACACAGGAAAAGACTTTTATCCTATGCTTACCGCAGAAACAAGAGTCAAAATAGGCACTTATGATTTAAGCGCTTTACTACAAACTGTAGAGGTTGACAATAAGGTGATAGACATTTCGTCTGCAGCAAAAATGCAATCGATCGTTAACGAAGAAAAATCATTCGCAAAAGCGGATCCAACGTTTGTTCCATGGGGAGCATTTCACGATGTTGTAAAAATGATTAAATCGCAGATGTTCTATCCTGTATACGTTTCTGGTTTATCTGGAAATGGTAAAACTTTTATGGTAGAGCAAGCTTGTTCAAAACTAAACAGAGAATTTATAAGGGTTCAAATTAACCCTGAAACTGACGAGGATGATTTACTTGGTGGATTTAGACTTATTAACGGAGAGACTGTATTCTCTAAAGGACCGGTTCTTAAAGCGATGGAGAATGGCGCGATCCTTCTTCTCGACGAAATTGATAGAGCTACAAATAAAATTATGTGTCTTCAAGGTATTCTTGAAGGTAAACCTGTTCTCGTTAAGAAAACGGGTGAAACAATTACTCCTGCGCCTGGCTTCAATGTTATAGCAACTGCGAATACTAAAGGTAAAGGATCAGAAGATGGTAGGTTTACTGCTGCTTCAATCATTGACGAAGCTTTCTTAGAAAGGTTTACTGTTGCGATTGATCAGAAGTTTCCATCACCATCTATCGAAACTAAAATACTTAACAATCATATGACTAAGTTCGGTACAGAAGATACTGACTTTGTCGAAAAGCTAGTTACATGGGCAGACATTATTAGAAAAACATTCTATGATGACGGAGTAGATGAAGTTATTTCAACTAGAAGGCTTTGTCACATCGCACAAACTTTCTCTATCTTTAAGAATAGAGCTAAGGCGATTGACTTATGTATTGCTAGGTTTGATGACGACACTAAGTCAGCTTTCTTAGATCTTTACACAAAGGTCGATGATGGCGTATTAAACATTGAAGAGGAAATTAATGAAACAGCCTAATTACAAATTTAACGAAGGAGCTCTTATTAAAGAGTTCCAGTCGTACATCGATTCTACATACGGACAACATTATGGTCAAGGAGGATTACAATCCTCTGAAGTCATTATTGATCGTGGCCATGGCTTAGGTTTTTTCCTAGGCAATGTCGACAAATATAATGCACGTTATGGTAAGAAAGGAAACGCAGATGATCATAGGAAAGATCTTATGAAAGTCTTACATTACGGATTGCTTGCGCTCTATGAGCAAGATAGATAAAACTCAAAATAACTATGTAAAAACACCATAAAGTGTGTTATAATAGTGGTAACAAAATAAAAAAGGTAAAATTAACTATATGCAAGAAATAAAAATAGTCTTAAAATAACAAGGTTTTTAAGGATTGTATCGAGGTATATACTCAACAGCGTTAAGAGATGTACCAGGGT